TCAGCACGGAAATAGTAGATAGTGTAATGTTGGTAATGGAGAAAGAAGAAAAATTTACAGCTAGAAACAAAAAAACTGGTAATGTAGCTGCCTTTGGTTCGGAAAAAGCTAGGGATAAAGCTATAGAAGATGGTGGTTATGAGGAAGTAGAAAAGAAGGATGATGAGAAAAAAGAAGAGCCAGACACATCTAAATTAAGTGGTGATGATTTTAAAGTTGGTGGAAAGGATGGGTATTTGTCAAAAGATAAGAAAAAAGATGGTGATGATAGTGATACTAAGACACAATCTCAAGAAAAAGATAAAGAATTAAATCAAGATATTGATACTCTTGAACAAGAAACTTTTGCTAGAACTGAAACCGAACCCGATGATGATAATTTTGAAGAATCCAATTCAGAGTATGTTGCAGAAAATACTATTGATTTTGAACGAGAGATGGAAGAAAGATTTAAACCACATAAATTTCCAAAAAAGTATTTAAAAACTCTTGGTAGAATGTTAAATACAAAATTAGATGCTTCTATGAAAGATAGTAGTGGAAAGGTAAAACCACCTATTGGACAATTAAGTCATTATACATTAGAAGGTGGCGCTGGTGAGATAAGGTCACAGGCTGGTGAGTTGATAGGTATGTTAGCAAGTTCTATTCAAGATCCTAACGAAAGAGAAGAATTTCTAAAAATGTTAGAAGAACATATGGATGCTAATGATGATGGATTAATTGCAGATAAGAGTTGGGTAAAGGCAGCTAGACAAAATAATCAAGCAATAGATGATTCATTGAATACTGAATTTCCTGATGGTTATGAAGTAGTTGCTAGTGCTTGGGATGTAGATAGTGAAGCTGAAGCTTTAGGAATGACTCCACCAATACAAAAGAATAAAGGTGAATCAACCGACCAATACCTAAAGGTAAAAACTCCAGATGGTAAAACTCACTTGGTAGAAATATCTTTAAAGAAAGATAAAAATATAAGGTTGACAAATACATCACCTGAAGCTTTGATGGACTTCGATAATTTTACTGATGAGGAAAAAGAAGAACTTGAGAGAAATATGAGTGGTCAGGATATTGAAGATGTACCACCACCAGGTGATGGAAAGGTAGATATTGACGATGTTAGATTTTCCGCTTATCAAAAATATCAACAAGAAAAATACAATGAGTTTGGGGAACAAAATAAAAGTGAAATTATTAGATTAATAAAAGAGGATAAAATTAGTTCTTCAACATTAAAGAAACTAAAAATTGATCCTAACAATCCTGAAGAAAGATTAGATGAGATATTAAAAGGTGGACGAGGAACTGGTAAAACTCGTGATAAAAATAAACTATTTTTACAAGCCGCTCAACAATTACCAAATGGTCAAGCTGTTATTGATGATGTAAATGCAAATACAAAAAAAGTATTATCCAATATAGCAACTGCTATAGGTGTAGAACCAGTAAAGACTAAAATGTTAGAATCTGTAAAAGAAAAATTACCATTAAGAAGTTTAGTCTCTGGTGAAGAATCTATGGCCGTTGGTGATTTTATTATGGATAAAAGAACTATGAAAAAAGTATTTGGTACTGATGACTTTGAAAAAATTAAAGATGATTTACAGGTTGATATAGGTCCACCACCAGTTATTAAGTATGTTGCAAAAGGTGGTGGTGAGCCAATAGTAGTGGCAAATATAAAAATAAGAGAAGATGGTGTGGGTTATGGTGCCGCTATGAAATTTGATATGGTGTTGTCTAACGATTTCACACAAAAATGTAAAGATGCTCATGAGAGTGAGTTGAATCAAGCAAAAAGAGCTAGTTAATGAAAACACAACTATTATGTACATTTACAACTCAACACAATCTTGAGCAATCAATTCGTGATATAACGAAAAACTTTAAGATTGTATTTGATAAAATTTATGTATTACAAAACGAAGAAAAAACAAAAGAGTTAATTTGTACTTATAATGTTGATAGAGAAGAAAAAATAGATTTTAATGCAGTAAGTAATACTATCTCATTACATAGAAAGAAAATTACAAATACACTATACACAATAAACGCCCTAAACGAACTGATAAAGACCATAAACAATGGTGTGTTAGACACAAACTATCAGGTTGAATGGGATACCTATAAAAATATGATATTGATTTCCAATAAGGAAGGATTACAGAAAATACCTACAAGAATACTTAAAATAATAGAGTTATAAATGGCATCACCAATATATTTTTTTACCAGAAGTGGTTGTATCTGGTGTCAAAAGATGAAACCGTCTATTGATAAGATAAACGAAACATTAAATGACGAACAAAAGATAGAAATACTTTCTATTGACGACCAAAAATCAAAAACAATCTACAATAACATCATTCGTATGAATAAGCTACAAAATGTTGTTCCACTAATGTATAACTCAAATATAGGAACAACGCTTTTAGGTTATAAGGATATAAGAGACATCAGAAAGTTTCTTAAAGCAGAACCAATTGATTATAAAAAACCATTAACAGCTTTACCTCACTTTGACATAAAAAATAGTTCAATAAAAGACTTGGATAAGTGGAAGAAAGATGTTATATTATGGTATGAAGTTAATAAAGCCAATCTTCCATCAAATGTTGTAGATAAGGAAAAGATGATTGATATGGTCTATAAACAATTTATGGCTTATAGAACAAAACCCTTGACTATTGAAGAAAGATTTAGTAAATTAGAGGAACAATCACAAGAATACAATGTGAGATATGAAAAGATGAATAAAGATTTAAAAAAACTAAAGCTAGAAATTAAGAGATTAAAAAATCGAAAATAAAGCTTGTTTTTTAATAAAAAAATTCGTATATTATACGAATAGGTTACAAGTAAATATTTTAAATGAATATTTATACTCGTAATACTAATAATAATAAATAAACATAATGGAGAAACATAATGGACTTAGATGCTATAAAAAGCCGTCTCAATCAGTTACAAAGTACTACTACAAATAGTTTTTGGAAACCTCAACCTGGAAAATCACAAATTAGGATAGTACCTTATTTACATAATAAGAGCAATCCTTTTAGTGAGCTTTTCTTTCACTACTCATTAGTACCAAATAAAACGGTGTTATCACCTTTATCATTTGGACGACCTGATCCAGTTCAACAATTTGCTGACAAACTTAAGGGTTCTGGCAACAAAGATGAATGGATTCAAGGAAAGAGAATTGAACCAAAGATGAGAACTTTCGTTCCTGTCATTGTTCGTGGTGAAGAGAGTGAAGGTGTTAAGTTTTGGGGTTTTGGTAAAACTGTATATCAAGAACTTCTTGGTATAATAGCTGATCCAGATTACGGTGATATATCCGATTCTACAACAGGTCGTGATATTGTTGTTGAAAGACAAACACCTGCTGAAGCTGGTAATCAGTATGGTAAGACAACTATTCGTGTCAAGCCAAATCAAACAAATCTTTCTGATGATTCTACTACACTTCAGAAACTTTTGGAAACACAACCAAATTTGACAGAGTTATATAATGAACCAACTTATGATGAGTTAAAAGAACATTTATCAGGTTTCTTGAATCCACAAGATTCTACAACAGAAACCACAAGTGAACCAGAAATGGTTACTACAGAAAAATCTTCTAATGTAGAAGATGATTTTGATAAGTTATTTAATTCGTAATTAACCGCGTGGTCGAGGTGTGCTGGTTTCCTCCTTTTTCCGGCACACCTCATTTTTTTGGAGAAATAAATGTCAAATAAAGATGAATTAGCCGGTATTCTTGCCGGTGAATTAAACAAACAATTCAAATCACATCAAGTTGCTTACTTTTTAGATGGTGCTCAAGAAACACCAACCGATATTACAGATTGGGTTGGAACAGGCTCTACCTTATTAGATTTAGCAATATCAAACAGACCTAATGGTGGTTTAGCTGCTGGTAGGATTACTGAAATAAACGGACTAGAGGGAACTGGTAAATCACTTATCGGTGCTCACGCTCTTGCTTCTACACAGAAGAAAGATGGTTTAGCTGTTTATATTGATACTGAATCTGCTGTATCAGCTGAGTTTTTACAATCAATTGGTGTAGATACCAAATCTATGATGTATATTCATTTAGAAACTGTTGAAGATATATTTGATGCGATTGAAACAATTGTTACAAAAGTAAGAGAATCAGATAATGACCGATTAGTTACAATTCTTGTAGATAGTTTGGCTGCTGCTTCTACTAAAGTAGAGATGGATGCTGACTTTGACAAGGATGGTTGGGCTACAAGTAAAGCTATTGTCTTATCTAAAGCTATGAGAAAGATAACTCAGTTAACTGCTCGTCAAAAAGTATGTTTGATTTTCACAAATCAATTAAGACAAAAGATGGGTGTAATGTTCGGTGATCCTTGGACAACAAGTGGTGGTAAGGCTTTACCTTTCCATGCTTCTACTCGTATTCGGTTAAAGAATATGGGACAAATCAAAGATACTAAAAAGAACACTATTGGTATTAAGATTAGGGCTCAAGTAATCAAGAACAGATTAGGTCCACCTTTAAGAAGTGCAGAGTTTCCTTTATACTTTGATAAGGGTATTGATGACTTTGGTAGTTGGTTAACTATAATGAAAGACCATAAGTTAGTTAAACAAGCTGGTGCTTGGTACACTTATACAGACCAAAATGGTAAAGACCATAAGTTTCAATCAAAAGACTTTGGTGCTTTGATTTCCGATGAGGAAACACAAAAACACATATACGAATCTATCTGTGAAAAGTTAATACTAAAGTATGACTCTGCTCAACTTGGTATTGATGATGTAACAACAGAAGATGAGTTTGCGGATGAGTAAATCCGATAAGAATCTATTAACAAAAAGATTCTATGAAGTTAAAGAAGAGATTGACGTAAATCCAGAAACTAAGAATCTAAACGACCATGTTTTATTGGTTGATGGTTTTAATACATTTATTCGTAGTTTCAGCGTCAATCCATCTTTAAATGAGGATGGTGCTCATGTAGGTGGTTTAGTAGGGTTTTTAAAATCCATAAGATATACAATTAACAAGTTTAAACCAACTCGTTGTATTATTGTATTTGACGGTAAAAACTCTTCTAAACCACGGCAAAAAATATATCCACAATACAAAGCTGGTCGTAAAGTTAGAAGCAGACTAAATCGTCTTGTAGATTGGGGTGGAGGTCCACACAATGAACGAGAAAGTATGGGAATGCAACTTAAACGACTAGTTGAGTATTTGGAATGCTTACCACTAACTATTGTATCTATTGATAACTTGGAAGCAGATGATATAATGAGTTATATTCCTAGTGTTGTTCTTAAAGACAGTAATTTTACAATAATGTCTTCTGATAAGGACTTCTATCAGTTAGTAGATGAAAGGGTAAAGCTTTATTCTCCAACCAAAAAAATACTATATGATAGAGAATTAGTGAAAAAAGAGTTTGGAGTTTACCCGCAAAATGTGTTAACTTGTAGGGTGATAGATGGGGACAAATCGGATGATATACCTGGAGTAAGAGGTATAGGTGTCAAAACCTTAGTTAAAGAGTTTCCATTGTTAGTAGAAGATAGAACCTTTACAACTAAAGACCTTTTGGATATGGCTAACTCTAGGGATACTAGAATATCAAATATGATAAAAGATAATGAATTAATAATAAAGAGGAACTACCTATTAATGCAGTTATCAAATCCTGATATAAAAAATCAGACAAAACTAAAAATAGGAGACTCGGTCAGAGGTATGGCGCCAAGTTTAGTAAAATATCAGTTGCAAACTTTGTTTGTAAAGGATAAATTATGGGGACAAATACCTAACTTTGATAATTGGATAACAGAGTTTAATATCCTTGACCATTATTGGAAAAATAAAAAATGAGTAAAACAAAAAACATTTCAGAATTTGGATATAGCTTTCAGACAAAGTTTATTGTTTGTTTAATAACCGATAAGCTATTCTTAGAACAAATTGTTGATATATTAGATGAGAAATATATTGATAATGATGGATTTAAGTGGATTGTAAAACAAATAAGAGAATACTACCAAGAATATAAAACAACCATTACAATGGAAGTTTTTAAGATTAATGTAAAGGAAGTAGAATCTGATTTATTACAGGTAAATATAAAAGACTCGCTTAAAGAAGTTTTTAAGAGTATGGAAGCAGAAGACTTGGAGTGGATTAAAGATAAAGCATTAGAGTTTCACAAAACACAAGTATTAAAAGATGCTGTTATCCAATCAGCACAAATATTAGAAGTAGATGGTAATACAGATGAGATAAAAGCACTTATTGACTCTGCTATGCAAGCTGGTGTAGAAAGAGATTTAGGGCATGACTATTTACAAGATATAGAAGAAAGATATGAAGAATCTGCTCGTATAACATCACCAACACCTTGGGATATAATGAATGAGTTGATGCAAGGTGGTTTAGGTGCTGGAGAACTTGGTGTTGTAGTTGCTCCTGCTGGTATTGGTAAATCTTGGGTGTTAAGTTCTATGGGTGCTTACGCTCTATCACAAGGACTAAATGTAGTTCATTATACATTAGAATTAAATGAAGCATATGTTGGGTTAAGATATGATAGTATTTTTAGTGGTGTAGAAAGTCAAAACCTTAAATACCACAAAGAAGAAGTGATGGAAAAGTTATTTAAGTTAGAAGGTGATTTAACCATTAAATATTATCCAACAAAATCTTGTACAGTAAATACACTTTCTGCTCATCTTAAAAAAGTAGTTACATTTGGTAAAAAAGTAGATATGGTATTGGTTGATTATGCTGATATTATGAAAGATATTGGTAAAGCAACAGAAATGAGACATGCTCTTGGTAATATCTATGAAGATTTAAGAGGTATGGCTGGTGAATTACAAGTTCCAGTATGGACGGCGTCACAAGCTAACAGAAGTGCGTTAGATGAGGATGTTATTGAGGCTAGTAAGGTTGCTGAAAGTTACTCAAAGGTAATGACAGCAGATTTTGTTATGTCGTTAAGTAGAAAGATAGAAGATAAGATAGGGAACACCGGTAGATTTCATGTAATCAAAAACAGATTTGGTCCTGATGGTTTAACTTATCCAGCAAAGATAAATACAAATATTGGTAAAATAGAAATATTTGAAAGTAATTCGGTTCAAGGTAAGGGTGTTCAACACAAAATAAACAATAGAGACAATCAAGTTAAAAGTATGTTGTCTGCTCGTTATGAGGATTTGATGAGTGAATAGTAATCCTGATATATTAACAGATATACTTGGATATGATGGGGGTGATGTTGAGTTTGAAAAAGTTACCAATAATCTCGATGACCACGATGTTGATGCTGGTGTAGAAGTTATTTTTAACTATTACAGAAAACATGGATTTCCACATTACACTATAAGAGAAGATGAAAAACATCAGCATATGAGAAAAATGCAAAGGTTTGATACGGACACGATATTTAAAGATAATAAAATAGTTCAGACAATGCATGGTTTAAGGTTAGCTTGGACATATTTTCCACATTTTTGGGAAGTTCAATGTGGTAATGCTACAAGAACACCAATGGAAACCTTTTTGGATGATGATAAATTTAAATCTGTTATCAAAAAGTGTTGGAGATGGTGTTCAACCACATATAAAGGTGAGAATGAAGGTACAAAGAATACATTTCGTGAAAACAGACTTAGACAATCCCTAAAAATCTATACAGGCACACAAGCAGTAAGTAATTTCCGACCAACTGCTGCTAAATTGATATATGAGAAGTTTGGTGGTGATACTATTTGGGATATGTCATGTGGATGGGGTGGAAGACTTATAGGTTTTCTGGCAAGTTCAAGACCAAAGTATATTGGAACAGAACCATCAAGTTTAACCTTTGAAGGATTAAAAAAGATAAAAAAAGATTTTAATTACTTGA